ATTGATACTTCACAGTTGTCCGGCCTAACTGGCAAATTAGATAGCAAAGTAATTTCTGAACTACAGTCTGTTGTAAAAGAGTTGCCTGACAATGTTAATTTGACATCTGTTAAAGAACAGGGCATTATTCTTGCAAATATTGGCAAAGATGCACTAAAGAATATTCCTGCAATTCCTCCAAAAGTAATAGCACCTATTGCAGAATTACCTACCCCTGCAATGTCAGACACATTATCTGTGGCTGAAAGATCTAAAGTAATTAATCATGCAATTGCAAATGGCATACCTGTTGATCAGGCATTAAGAAATGCATCATTATTTGGCGGAACAGGCAGCATACCTAGCCTAAATGGATCTGCACTAGGATCATTAGCTGCCCTTGGTAAATCTTCAGCAGACATGCTAACTGGTAAAATTTCTTCAATACAACAAGGTATATCGGGAGTTGTGGGACAGAGCGGTAGATTACAAGCCGGCCTTACCACAGCAATGGGCATTCCGGGGTCAGTTGAAAGTCAACTATCGTCGGTTCAAAAAATGTTAGGTAACCCTGAATCAGGAGTAACTCAATTATCAAATTTAGGAAAAAGTGTTACTGCACAGTTTGGAAGTTTATCAGCAGCTTCTGCCAGTCCCTTAGAGAAGTTCATGAACAACTCTGTAAATAGCCTAAACGATCCAAACGCTCCGCCATACACAGGAACTGACCCTATCGTAAGAAGAAGGTTAGGTTTGCCTCCTATAGAAGAAGCATAATATGAGTATTCAAACCCGCAGAAGACAAAAATTACCACATCCCGGGCCTTGGCTAGGAGTAATTACAAACTACCTTGATCCTACGTACATGGGCGGCCTCGAAGTCTCCTTGATTAAGTCTACTCAAGGCCAAGTTACCCTACAGAATGAAACAGTGATTGTTCATTATATGACTCCTTTTTACGGTGTCACATCTATTAAACACGAAGGTACAAACTCCGCAGATTTTAATGATGTTCAAAAAAGTTACGGTATGTGGTTTGTTCCGCCCGACATTGGCACAACGGTAATGTGCATGTTTATTGACGGAGATCCAAATTCTGGTTATTGGTTAGGTTGCGTACCTGAGACATTTCAAAATCATATGATTCCTGGTCTTGCAGCAAGTCAGACCGTGGCAATGACCGCTGAACAAGAAAGAAAATACGGCACTAGAAATGTACCAGTGGGCGAATTTTTAAAGAAAGGTAGAGATCTTTCTAACCCCAAACCAGACACATATACAAAACCTATACATCCTTTTGCAGATAGACTGCTAGCACAGGGATTACTTACTGATACTATTAGAGGTACTACGACTAGTGGTGCCCGACGAGAAATTCCTAGTGCAGTATTTGGTATTAGCACACCCGGCCCCCTTGATCCAAATGGAAAGAAAGGGTACATTGGATATGAAAGTATTTCTACTGCACCGGTAAGTAGATTAGGCGGAACACAATTTGTTTTCGACGATGGTGACCAAAACGGCCAGAACGAGCTAGTAAGAATTAGAACTAGAACAGGGCATCAAATCTTAATGCACAACAGTCAGGATTTGATCTACATTGGTAATAGCAAAGGATCTGCGTGGGTAGAATTAACCAGCAACGGTAAGATTGATATCTATGCCGAAGACTCAATTAGTATTCATACTGAACAAGATTTTAATTTTAGAGCAGATCGAGATGTAAACATTGAAGCTGGTAGAAATATTAATTTCCGTGCTGAAAAGAACATGGAGACTAATGTTAGCGGACACTATTTTTTAAGCGTTGATGAAGAGACGAGAATTGTTTTTTCAAAGACTAAAGATGAAACTGTGGGTGCGGCTTCTAAATTAACCATAATAGGTGATTACGAAACATTATGCGGTGCAAGTATTAAGGTCTCTGCTGAAGGCACAATGAATCTAGCGTCTGAAGGAAATATGCGTCAAAGTACTGGTGCAAGTTTCCATGTAGGTGCCGCCGGAAATTATTATGAAAGTGCTACGGCAATTCATATGAATGGCCCGGCAGCAGAAGCAGCAGAAACTGCCGAACAAGCAACGGTACCGCCCGATCTTCCACTATACGCACTGCCTAACAGACAAAAATCAGCTGGTTGGGAAAACGGCCAATTCTACAAAGCTTCTCCTATTCGAAGTATTATGCAACGTGTTCCTACTCACGAGCCGTGGGATCAACATGAAAATAATAACCCTAAACAGTTTAGTCCCGACGCAACAGATAATACCTTACAAAGCAGGGCAAGCAGTGGCGTAGCTGATAATCCAAATATCGGAACACAGAAGCCTGCTAACGATGCAGAATCTATTCCGGGAACATGCAGTCCTGAATTTGCAAAAGATATTAGAGACTCCGGTGCATCCTCAGGAATTGCAGCAATTAAAGCAGCCTGTGCAAAATTTGGATTAACAAGCCCGTATGCAGTGGCAGCGTTGCTGGGCATTGCCGGCGGCGAATGCCGTTGGAGACTAGTTGAAGAAAACTTTAATTACAAGACTGATAGATTGTTGCAGGTCTTTCCTAGTGTGTTCAAAGGTGATCGAGCACTTGCTGACAAGTATTCAGGTAACCCTAATAATACTTTACCTGAATTCTTATACGGATACCAGACCGCTAAAGGTCGAGGTCTAGGCAATACAGAAGCTGGCGACGGTTCAAAATTTATTGGCCGAGGATACATTCAGCTTACAGGACGTGGTAACTACAGCAGATACGGAACACTAGCAGGTCACGACTTAATTAACAATCCTAAACTTTTAATGGATCCAACAATTGCTGCAGAAGTTAGCGTTAAGTATTTGCTTGACAGAGTTAAAATGTCTCCGTCTGATCCGGGTTATTTTGCAGCCGCATGTAAAGCTGTTGGGTTTAACACACCTGATATTAAAGCAAAGAAAACTGGGTTTTATAATTGTTTCTTGGCACAGCTACAAGGTAAAGTTGTGACGTCTAGTGATGGCACACCTATTGTCGATGGGTCAGGAAACCCTGTAAGAACCGGAGTAAAATAACTGAATAAATAGAGTTATGGCCTACAAAAATATAGTTATAACTCCTCCAAACCTTAAAAATGTAACTACTACTAAAACTAGTCAGTTCTATAAAGGGTTCAGTACAGTAGACGATACAACTACTAATGTCAAACTCTACGACTATGAATTGATCAAACAAGATATTTTAAATCAATTCAACACTCGTAAAGGAGAAAGATTAATGAATCCTAATTTTGGTTCAGTAGTCTGGGATCTAATATACGAGCCGTTAACACCTAATGTTAAGCAACAGATCTCTGCAGACATCGATCGGATCCTTGCATCTGATCCTAGAGTAATTCCTACTCTAGTAAACATTGTTGAACAAGACTACGGATTTCTTTTAGAAATTACATTATCCTATAAAGGTACTGATGTAAGTGACGGTATGATTTTATCTTTTGATAAGCGTGTCGGCTTGGCAGGGTAATAAACTACGTGGTTTATTTTTCCAATAAATATGCAATATTAAGGTAATTCGGTTTATGATCCCGTCAACAAATTCAAAACTACTGGTCGCAGAAGACTGGAAAAAAGTATATCAATCTTTTAAGAATTCTGATTTTAAATCTTACGACTTTGAAACTCTTCGTAGGACAATGATTTCCTATCTCCGCGAAAAGTACCCAGAAGATTTTAACGACTATATTGAATCTAGCGAATATGTTGCACTGATTGATCTCATTGCTTACCTAGGACAGAATTTAAGTTTCCGTGTTGACCTTAATGCACGTGAAAACTTTTTAGAAACAGCACAGCGTCGTGACAGCATTTTACGTCTAGCACAGTTGATCAATTATAATGCCAAGCGTAACACTCCTGCTAATGGATTTTTAAAACTAACAGCAGTTTCTACAACTGATAACGTATTTGATGCTAACGGCAGTAATTTAGCAAACACTGTGATCACCTGGAACGATGTTAGTAACACTAATTGGTACCAACAGTTTGTCACTATCATTAACGGTGCTATGCCCGGATCTGTTACATTTGGTAAGCCCTATGATAAAAAGACAATCAACGGCATTCCTACAGAACAATACAAGTTAAACACTGCAAATTCTGATGTTCCTGTGTTTGGCTTTAACAAAACAATTGGCGGCATTTCAATGCCTTTTGAAATCACTAGCTGCGAATTTACCGGCAAGACACATATCTATGAGTCAATACCTAAGCCAGCTGATCAGTTTAGCTTTATTTTTAGAAACGATAGTAAAGGCAGTGCAAGTGCTAATACTGGCTTCTTTGCACACTTTCGTCAAGGTACATTGAACTTAGCTTCGTTTGGTGTCGATGCACCTGTGCCGAACGAAATTGTTGGCATTAATGCCAGCAACATTAATGATAACGATGTGTGGCTATGGCAGCTCGATGCTGACGGAAACTATGACACAAGTTGGTCTAAGGTTCAAGCCCTGAGCGGGAATAACGTAATATATAACAGCTTGAGCAATCAAGAAAGAAATATTTTTGCAGTTACTACTCGACAAGACGATCAAATTGATTTAAACTTTGCTGACGGACTGTTTGGAAACTTGCCCAAAGGACA